GTGACCGGCAAGGAGATTTCGTCGTGGCGCGAACGCGACCGCGACATGGCCGCAGCAGGCGCGGTCGATCCACGAGACCTGGCCCCGCCGTCAAGGGGCCGGGCTGCACAGCAAAGGGAGGCTGAAAATGGCCGAGAACGAACCGACGATACCACAGTCCAATGGGGTCGCCTCACCGGCACCTGAGGCGCCACGGCCCAGCCTGCGCGAGGTCGCCGAGGCCGCATGGGACGAGGTGCAGGACGCCGCCGACGACAGTAATGAACAAGCATCTGGCGAGGCGGCTGGACAGGAAGGCCGGGCGAGGGATAGGTTGGGCCGCTTCGCACCGGCAGATCAGGTGGCGAAGCCGGGTGAGCAATCCACCGATCCAGCCCCGCAAGTCGATGATGCGTCCAGTGACGCGAAGCCGGTCGATCCAGCCCCTCCGGGGAGTAGCAATCAGCCACCGCAGCACTGGCCTGAAGAAGCCCGAAAGCTGTTTGCCGAGGCCACGCCAAAAATCCAGCAGTTCATGCTGGAGCGGCACACGGCAATGGAGCGGGACTATCAGGCGAAGACGCAGGCCGCAGCGACAGCAGTTCAGTTTACCCAGTCGCTCGCGCCGATCTTCCAGCACCCGGCCATTGCCGGGGCGCTGCAGCAGTCGGGACTTTCGCCCCACGATGCCATCGGCCAGTGGGCGAGTTTCCAGCTTCGGGCGGTGGACCCCAATCCACAGGTCCGAATGGCTCTGTGGCAGGAACTCGGCCAGAGGATGGGACTGAACCCAGCGGCTCAAGGCCAGATGAGCCAGCCGGGTTCGGCGGCGTTGTCGGAAGACGATCTCAAAGACCCGGCTATCCGTTATTTCGCCGACCACATCGGCAAGACGTTTCAAGACGTGCAGGCCCTGCGGGGCGAACTCTACCAGATGCGACAGCAGGAAGCCGAAAAGGCCAATGCTGAAGTCCTGAAGGTGACGAGATGGTCAATCGATAGCTTCGCCGACGAGAAGGATGCGCAGGGGCAACCCAAGCATCCGCACTTCGACGCGGTGCTGCCGTACATGATCGACCTCTACCGGGCAAACCCGGAACGCGACCTGCAGGAAGCCTACGAGCAAGCCATCTGGGCGGTTCCCTCGACCCGCGAGAAGCTCCTCGCCGAAAAGACGCGCAGCGTCGAACAGCGGCAGGGCAACGAGCGGGCCAGACAGGCGGTAAGGTCAAACGTGCGCGGCATCACCTCGCCCGTGTCCAAGCCCGCCGATGGCAAGCCGACAGGGCTCCGGGCGACACTTGAAGCCGCTGCAGAAGAGGTCGGCCTCTGAGGAGCGCCGCCGGAAGCGGGCTCCTCTGACAGGAGCCCGTCATGGCCGAACCGACCACCAATAACCTAGTCACCACCACCATCAACAACTACCACAAGGAGTTCGCCGACAATGTCTCGAACTCCAATGCGCTGACCGCGCTGCTGCGGCAGGGCGACCGCATCCGTACCATCGACGGCGGCAAGGCGATCAGCTGCCCGCTGAGCTATGCCGAGGAAACGTTCGCTTGGTACAGCGGCACTGAGCTTCTCAGCCGCGCGGTCAAGGAAACCATCTCCGAGGCCGACTACTCGCCGGCCAACGCCGTGGCCTCGATCACGCTCTCCGGTCCCGACCTTGCGAAGAACAGGGGCAAGGAACGCATCCTCAACCTGCTTGAGGGCAAGATGGAGAACGCCCAGTCGACGATGAACAACAACATCACCAAGGCCGTCTATGGCGACGGCACGGTGGCGAAGTCGTTCGCCGGCCTCAAGGCAATGGTCACCGACGCCGGCACCGGTATCGTCGGCGGCATCGACAGCACGACATGGACCTTCTGGAAGAACCAGTTCCAGAACATCGTCCGCGCTACCGGCCTGCAATATCCGGCGCTGAAGGCCGGCCTCAATGCGCTGTGGATGAAGCTGATCCGTGGCACCGAACATCCCGACCTCGTCGTTGCCGACGGCGAAGTCTACAGCACGTACGAAAGCGGGTTGCAGGAAAACCAGCGCTATGCCGACGCCCGGCTCGGCGCGCTCGGCTTCGAGACCCTGAAATACAAGCAGGCGGCGATGGTCTTCGACGGCGCCGCGACCGGCCTGAGCGGTGGCTATATGTTGAATACGAAATATATGAAATTCGAAATCTACGAGGGCCGGAATTTCGAGATGCTCGACCTGCCCGACCAGTCGCCTGACATGGACGCCATCACCCGCCACCTCGCCTTCATGGGGGCGCTGACGCTGTCCAACCGGTCGATGCAGGGCCGCATCCTGCTGAGCGGCACCTGAGTTGCCTTCGTGACCGCGTAGGCAGCATCGGGGGCGGCAGCTGGTTTCCTTCCTCTCATTCCAGCCGCCGCTCCCACCAAAAATGGGAGATAGCAAATGCCGGAAGAAAGCCAAGCCCTGATCCGTTTCGTGCCCGGCTGGGTCGAGGAAGGCGTCAGCGCCGATGGCCTGCCGAACTACCGCGAGACGGTCAGGATCATCAAGTCGGTGCCGCCCTACACGCAGGTCGATTACGAGGCCACCGACGCCGATTTCGACGAGAACCCCGACCCCTACAAGCTGTTCCTGAAGGAGCAGGGCGCGCGGCTGCAGCAGCCGTCGGCGACCGGCTTCCCGCTGGCGCTGTGGCCGGTCATCAGCCCGGCACAGTTCAAGATGCTGGCCGCCCGCGACATCAGCACCGTCGAGCAGCTGGCCAAGATGCGCTTCGACCCGGCGATGCCCGGCGAATTCAAGGAACTGATCGAGCGCGCCAAGCAGCTGCTGGCGCTGATGGCCAACGTCGGCAAGTTCGAGGCGATGATCCTCGAACGCGACGGCCAGATCGCCGTGCTGACCGAACAGGTCAAGGAACTGATGGCGACGATCTCGGCGCAGAACTCGATGATCAACACGCTGAAGATGCACCAGCCGGTGCCGCAGGTGGCATGAGATGGCGACGCTGATCTCCGTCAAGGACTGCATCACCCAAGCCTCGATGGAGATCGGCATCGCGCAGCGCGAGGTGTCGACGGTGGTCGGCTCGGATGATCAGGACATCATCCAGATGAAGGCGCTGCTGTCGACGGTCGCCGACGAGGTATTACTTGAGCAGCCTTACCGCGATACGCTCGGCGACGGCCTCTGGATATTCGCCGCCGACGGCACGCCCAAGGCCAAGATCACCGCCGACGACGACGCCATCGGCTTCGATGCCCGGCTCGCGATCAACGGCCTCAAGTACCGCTTCCTCAAGGCCAAGGGATTGGAGTTCGGCGAGGAGATGCGCGACTTCCTGACCCGTCTCAACAAGCTCGGCGCGCGCGCCAATGCCCGCGTGCTGGACCTCGACGTCGCCGCCGGGGCCGACGAATGGGACAGCGGCTCGCCCTATGGCTTCAGCTATCGACCGGGAGGGCGCCAACAGTGAACCAAAGAGATGAGCAATGGCCACGTTTGTTCAAGTAAACGGCAGGGTCGGCACCAGCAGCATGATGAGCGTCCTCTACATTGACCCTGCAACGGTCATGGTCGTGACGACGAGCAGCCACGACGATTGCATCGTCACGACCACCACCACACAGGAGTGGACCGTGGCCATGCCAGCAGCCGATTTCATCAATCTGATCGGCGGAACGGTGACCCCATCGCCATGAGGATGCTGCCGTCCCGCTACATGCAGCCCCAGCCGGCGTCGGTGAAGCGCAACGCCGCCGCCCTGAAGCACATCTCGGCCCCGCTCAAGGGCCTGTCGCTGTCGTCAAAGCTGGTTACCGGCGACCCGCTGACGGCGGTCGTCCTCGACAACTGGGTGGTCGAGGAGAACCAAATCAAGGCCAGAGCCGGCACCCAGCTGCGCTACACCCACGCCGCCGGCAATCCGGTCGAGACGCTGGTGCCGTACTACGGCGAGCCGAACAAGCTGGCTGTGGCCACAGCCGGCGAAATGCGGCTGCTCGACAACACGCTGGTGCAGGGCGGCTTCACCAGCAACGACTGGTCGTGGACCTCGTTCTCCAACCTGTCGGCGACCGACTACACGATAATGGTCAATGGCCACGATGGCGTCTGGTCGTGGGACGGCACGACGATGGTCAAGGAAGCGGTCACCGCGCCGGCCACGGAAACGTGGATCGTGCCCGACCAGTTCAACATCGTGCTGAGCCACATGAACCGGCTGTGGTTCGCCGATACCTCCAACCTCGCCATCTACTACCTGCCGATCCAGACCAAGTCGGGCGAGGTGGCGCTGCTGCCGCTGAACGCGATCTTCAAGCGCGGCGGCACCATCCGCGCCATGTATACATGGACCACCGAAGGTGGCACCAACCTCAACGACCAGCTGGCGATCTTCACCTCCAACGGCGAACTGGCGATCTATGGCGGCGTCGACCCGACATCGCCCACCGACTTCACCCTGCAGGGCGTCTTCCGCTTCGACGCACCGATGTCGAAGCATTCGGTCGTCAACTACGGCGGCGACCTCTACGTTCTGATCTCGACCGGACTGGTGCCGATGTCGACCATGATGCGCGCCGAGAGCGAGCAGCTGGCGCAGGCCGACCGCAACATCTTCTCGAACTTCGTCGCCGCTTCGCTGGCGCATCGCGGCGCGCCCGGCTGGCAGGTGCTGCTCAACCCGACGAGCGGGCGGATGATCTGCAACCTGCCGCAGGGCGGCATCAACACCTACAGCCAGATGGTCCGCTTCATGCCGAACCCGATCTGGGCGACGTGGTCGGCGCTGCCGTCGCGCTGCTGGGCGTGGCTCGATGCCCGCCTGTATTTCGGCTCCGACGACGGCAAGGTCTACGAGACCCATGCGGATTTCCAGAGCGACAATGGCCAGCCGATCAAGGTCGACGTCATGCCGGCGTGGTCGAACTACGGCACGCCCGCGACCAAGCACTTCAAGATGGTGACGCCCTACCTGCAGACCGACGGCTCGCCGAAGCCGATGCTCGACATGAAGGTCGACTACGACATGACCGCGCCGGCCAACCAGCCCGATGTCCCGGTCTCAGGCATCCCCGGCGCCGACTGGGACACGGCGACGTGGGACGTCGACAGCTGGGGCGGCACGATACAGAGCCGCAACAACTGGACCGGCGTCGGTCGCATGGGCCGCGTCGGCGCGCCGCGCCTGACGCTGCTGGTCCTCAATTACAGCGTGTCGCTGGCCGGCTGGGATGTGCTGTACGAGAAAGGATCAATCTTCGGATGAACGTATCCTTCGCCCCGCTCGCGCCCGACGCCGTCGCCTTCCTGAGCGAGGAGACTGGCATCGATTTCCTGCGCACCAATTTCACCCATTCACGCTGGTTCTGCGTCACCGTGCGCCGCGACGAGGACGAGACGCTGATGGCGGTCGCCGTCGGCGAGTTCAAGGAATGGTTCGACGTCCATTTCTCGGCGGCGATCTGCGACCGGCGTGCCATCACCCGTAAGCTCTTGGCGACCATCTTCAGAACCCTGTTCAGCCGCGCCGTGCGCATCACCGCGCTGGTCGATCCGCACAACAATGGCTCGATCTCGGTCACCCGGCGGCTGGGCTTCGTCTATGAGGGCTTCCTGCGCATGGGCGTCGAGGGAACCCGCGACGCGCTGATCTTCGGCATGCTGGCCGAGGACTGCCGCTACCTGCCCGGCTGGCACCCGGCGCGCTCATCCATCCTGCCCATCGCCCTTGGAGGACAGCACCATGGTTTCCAGTCCTAGCCCGCCCAATCCCTACACGCAGGCAGCGGCGCAGCAGTCGGCTGACCTCTTCGGCTCGCAGGCCTCGTCGATCATCAACAACGCCAACGAGACCAACCCCTACGGCTCGGTGAAATATTCCAACGCCGGCTACGAGACGATCTACGACGCCAAGGGCAATCCGTCCTACGTGCCGCGCTATCAGCGCGACGTGCAGCTGTCGCCCGACCAGCAGAAGCTGCTCGGCCTGCAGACGCAGGCGCAGGGCAATGCCGGGCAGGCCGCCGTCACCGCCAGCGGCGGGCTGGCCGACCAGTTCAAGACCTCGCTCGATCCGTCGAAATGGCAGGCATGGTCGACTGGGCAGGCGCCGCAGGACGTGCGGCAGGATCAGGGTCCGACCGACCGCGCCGCCATCGAGAAGGCGATGATGAGCCGCTATTTGGAGAATGCCGGCAAGCAGGCGACATCCGAGGATGCCCAGCTGGCGGC